GTCATCTAAACTTATCAATCTTGAACACTTTTCCATTGGGTCTTTCTTAATAGATCCCGGAGTTCCATCTCCGGGATCTATAGGGCAAACATGCGACGGAGTTTCGCAAAAAGCCGTCATTATCTGATCATAATCCTTTGTCTTACCATTTTTGCTCACGAATCTGTTAATTTGATCCAAAGAATTTATCTTGTGAAGATCATATGTACATCTATAGTTTGGGGCGTTTCCATCCCATTCCATCCTTAACAAAGGATCTCTATTAAAGATATCATTGCCAATATTGCATTCCTTTGGATCTCGTTTTGCACATTTTCGTTTACTTGGACAAAATCCTGCACAACAAGAATCCCATCCATAAAACCAGTCTGTTGTAGTTCCGCCCTTGGTGTTTGGAGCTTGGTTACAATCGGCATGTGATTGGAAAGGGGCGCATGACTGACTTGAAGGCAAATAATTAAGTCTTGTACTTTGTTGAACACCTCTGCTGTATATAGGTTCTGGTACTCTGGGCCCTCCAGTACCACCTATTGGCTGTTCGTCGGCTGTATAAAATCCGGTGTATCCCAATGGATATGGTCCATTGATTGATTTATTAAGTGGTGGGACTTGTGTCGTGTTTAAAAGAAAATTTGTCTGGTTTGGATATGTGTATTTCCTGACAATCATTGTTCGTATTTTATTAGTTTAAAGAATTAAATGGACAAGGTAAACGATACAATGGAAACGATTACTTCAGAAAATGCATTTATCACGTCAAGTAGTGATAATAGTAAGAAACCTGTGGGTGGTATTTCACAACACAGTTCAAAAATGAACGAAAAGGACAAAAAGGTATTTAACCCCATTGGACTTTTGAATGAGCACTGTCAAAAAAATAAAATTCCTCCACCAACGTATGTTAACAAGCAAACAGAAGGACCTGATCATTCTCCGACTTTTAACGTTGAGTGTATTTTTAAAAACTTATCCTTTTTTGGCCAGGGGTTGAGCATCAAAGAGGCTAAGGAAAAATCAGCCTTGAAAACGGTTGAAGATTTGAATTTGAAAGAAACTGTCCACACAGACAAACCATCGTTTCGAATTGTGGAGGTTTGCTGCATTAAAACTGTGGGCGAAGAAAGCGTAATGGAAGAGGACCACAGTTTGGAAGGGGTGTGGGATGGTTCATACTCAGGGTTCAAGATAACAATTAAGAAAAAATGTGGTTCTGAACAACAATTTAAAACATTTATTTTCCCAAAGGCTGATCAGCATTAAACCATTCTTTGAAGTTTTAATGGTGAAAGACCATTAAAACCTTTTTTTGATTGGCGAGAGAATGGGCAAATAACTTCAAAAGTTGAAACTTTGTCATTTTATTTTCGCCACAATTCAAGAAAATGATACATTATTTAGTAACATTGCTAAAATGAAGAAAAATGAAGGATGTTAAGTCACTGAAACCAAAAAAAAAGAATAGCAATATAAAATGGTGAAAAATTGTGAAGTTTGTTGTAACTCGTTTACACAAAAAATACGACATGAGATAACATGCATGCAATGCAAAGGCTCTTTTTGTCAAAAATGTTTTTGTACATACCTGCTGACAGACAATACGAAACAGGCGTGTATGTTATGTTTTGAAGAGATAACACTTGAATTTATATTTCTGCACACACCAAAAGTTTTCAGAGATCAGTATTTTACAAAAGTGTCCGAGCGAGTCTTGATTGAAGAAACACTACTTATAAATGCTACAAAGGAGAAGCTGTATATGGAGAAGAAAGTAAAAATGCTATATAGCAGGATCAACGCATTCGAAAATCATTTAAAAAAATATCCGGACGACACACTATTTCAAACATTATTAAACGAAACTAATACCGAGTTAATAGAATGCAGACAAGTCATCAACTCATCAGAAAAAATTGTTTTGAAAACATCAAAAACGATAGTATGTCCGATACCATCGTGTGAAGGTATCGTTGTTAAGGGGATATGTAATGTTTGTGTCACAAACATATGCAACATTTGTTTTATGGTCAAAATGCACAACTATAAATCACTGGAAACTCCTGGTGATAGTCATATCTGCGATGTTGACGTGCTTGAAACATTAAAATTGTTAATGAAGGATACCAAAAATTGTCCCAAGTGTCAAGTTCCCATCCATAAAACGGAAGGATGCGATCAAATGTTTTGTGTATCTTGTCATACCGCTTTCTCTTGGCGTACGGGAAAAATAGAAAGCGGCGTTGTTCACAACCCTCACTATTTTCAATGGATGCGGGAACAGGGGGGAGGCGAGATCCCCAGACAACCGGGAGATGATCCATGTGAGGATGTATTGAGAGGGGCTGTCACAAAATTTAATGGTAGCCTGAGAAAAATTCAAAATGAGTACTGTAAGACGCTTATCAGAGAATACTTCATCGATAGAATTTTGAGAGAACTTTCAACAGTTATAAGACGCATGTCAACGGCGTTATTTGATAATAACGTGATGGATGATAAAAAAAGAAAACTTCGTATTCAGTACATACAGAACAAAGGCAAATTCGCTAAATTAAATAAAGAAGAAAAGAAAAAGGCATGGGCTTGGAGCTTGAGAACTATGCTAAAGAAACAAGAGTTAGAAAAAGAATGTTACCATCTGTTGCAAACATTCGAAAGGGCATTCAAAGATGCGTTGATAAAATCTTTAGACGAAGATTACGATGAGTTTGAAAAAACTGTCGTTTCGTTACAAGAATATTTTTCAGAACAAACCAGAGATATCAAAAGAAGACACGGTTTATGTCCGCGTATGTACATAAACATACGCACCGGTCTAAATTCGCCATGGCTTACTTAATTTCCACCCTTTCTTTACTCATGTCATTTTGTAGGAGGTCTCCATAATGCAATTTAAGTACAAGTATCCTATATCCTATGTACATCCGCTTGATTTTTAATGATCTTAGATCATTAACCTTTTCACTCCCGTAAATTATTTTTAATGCTTTATTTGCATTAAAAATATGGTGTATTCGGGGCTTGCGCCGGTTAGGGAGTCAAGAGGTTAAAAATTTAAAATAATTGTTCGACAATTAAGTATGGGTTGTCTGACGCTCCGCTATTTCCTAAGGAGACTGGAGGATCAGATGCTTTAGTGGAAATTTTTACAGAAAATTGCACCTGGCCTTGAGGTGGTACCAAAAAGAATTCTTCTAGAGAACATTGAGAACTCAATGGAACCGAACCAGAATTAAAAGAGAACGCAGAGGAACTATTACCAATTTGACTATTCGAAGAATCAAAAAATGCAAAAGAGGCTTGGAGAGATGCTGCATTTAAACCCTGGCCAGAGAACGAAGCCTTGTACAAACAAGGAGCTTGGCTTGAAGACAATATGGACACAAGTCCGTTTGCATCAATGGAGATAGATCCACTACTACTTTCACCTGAATATTGCGTAATAGGGAGTGGGATAGAAAGGACACTTCCTGATGGAACTGACAATGGACTTTGAGAAATAAATTTAGCATATGCCTTGGCCAGAACTCCATTGTAGGATAATCCGTTCCAAACATAAGAAGACCCGTCAACCCCAACATACAAAATTCCAGCAGAACCAGGTACACCAGGAACAGGAGATGGACTAGACAAGAATGAAAGTTGCTGTAATTGTTGCACTTTGCTACTTGAATATAATACATTGGCGGCAGGTGCCAAAGAATCGTTGATTAAAAATCCTGAATCGATACACTGCCCGTTATTAGATCCATTCCCAAAAGAAGCCAAATTGCCAAAGACAGCACTAGGTTGTTTGGCTTGACTAATGGCTAAAATTTGGCTCTGAATCTGATTACTCGACCATAGAACATTTGGAGAAGGAAGAGAAGAGTCATTAATTGAAAATCCTGAGTCGATAACTTGCCCTAAGTCAACATCGGAACCAAAGATTGCAATGTCTCCCTTAACGGCTTCTGGCTGTTTCATTTGAAATGGTGGTAAAGGGATGTTTGCAATTTTTTGACTAGACCACAACACATTAGGATCAGGAGGGGAAGAGTCATTAACAGACATTCCTGAATCGATCACCTGTCCTTGATCAGCCTCACTGCCAAATTTGGCTAAGTTATTAGCCAAAGCATTGGGTTGTTTCTCTTGAAAATTTTCAGGACATGAAGGTATAAGTTGCTTAATTTTTGAAGAAGACCATAAGATATTTGATGCCGGTCCAGCGTTGTCATTAAATGTTAACCCTATCAATTCATTATCGTTGATTGGTTCGAAGGGGTTATCTATTTTAAATGAAGGAATTAAAGTGGCCATTTATTAAAAATAATAATTTATGCTGGATTTTTGTATTACCAAACTTCGGTGGTAATAAAGAAGGAAGAAAGAAACAAAATCTGTGAAATTGATGTTAAAAATAGCGAATAAACGATACCCTCACCCTCCTGAACTTGAATACCCTTAAAGAATACCCTTAAAGAAAATACCCTTAAAGAAGGAAGAAGAAAGAAGAGAAAATGGAAAAAATCAAAATCATGTGTGATAAACAAATGTTAGCCCTGTGCAACGAATGTGAATATTGAAGAGGGGAGTATTTGTAAACTTTTGGAACCGTGGTGTTCTGCGACGACGAGATCCGTGACAAAACAAATCAAGAAAGAAGAAGATTCGTCACAAGATTCGTCAGAAGAAATTAAGAAAAGACTTTCCAAAGAAGAATGGAATCGTCTATTAACTTTTGCATATCATAAATATTTGCAGTATGACTTTAATGTCCCATATAGGACAACGTTGTTTAATGGCACTGTAGAAGATTGGATCGACAATTGTCGACAGATCCAATATGGAGACAGACTCTCTGTCATAAAATCTGCGTTTAATTGTCATTTTCATTTAAAATTGACCAATAAAGATGTACCGCGCAGAATTAATGATCTCTTGAACATGATATAAACAATGTTGAAACGATCAAAATATTTGTTTTGAAATATTTGTTTTGAAATTGAAAATTCTTTGGTCACTCTTTATATTTCTCTGTCCTTCATCCCATTGTGAACATTTTCGATATTTAATACGCTTAAACACAACGACTCCTGCATTAAAAATATTCTAAAATTATTATGGATATGTTCTCACAGATAAATACAGAAATTAATGCACAAGTCCTCAGACTGTGTCAAAATGTTGTAAAAAATTACAGCCCAGTTGAAGTTAGCGTACTTTACAAAATGTGGATAGATACATTACCCAGAGAAGTTACTGAAGAAGAACCTGTCAAACCTATCAAAGATGTAACTTGTGAAGATTAATAAATTTTAATGAACATCGTTCATTAAAATTAGGGCTGAAATCTTTTCTCTTTCCAATGCTCTAAAATTTCACTTATCTGAAAAAATTCGTCATTTCTTCTAAATAAAGAAATTTAAAATTATGGCGAACGATGTCGTTTATATCATTGACAAAATACGTGAAGACAATGTCATTAAGTATAGTTGTCTTGAACCTTATATTAATTTAATTGTCAAGAAACTTGGCAACGGGTCATTAAAATTTAATCAAACAGAAAAATTGTTTAAAAAACAACTGCTAAGGGAGGAATATCTTCAACTGATGGCATACTTATTTTATGGATGTCTTTGTGTAACGAAAGAAACATCAACCATAGCTCCTGTAGGTGAGCTTAGCTTGATAGGAAGAAAAGAGGAGAAGTTCATTAAAATGAACAAGTGGTTAACAAATTTGCAGGGATTTGGCGCCATAAGCAAACAAGGTGATGTGTACAAGGGAAATTTTCTCGGTCAAGAAGTTGTTTTAAAAAGACCGAAAAAGAGCTTCTTTCTTGAAAATACTCTTAAAGACTATTTTAATGGGATAAAATGTATTAATAATCTCAGGATGGAGTGTCCAATGTTTGCTTACACCTTAGGGATGTTAACAATTAAAGGTGCTCCAAAAACTGGAAACAATGAAGAACCTAATGACGAAATTTGGTTGGTAACTGAATATGTAAAAGGAAAGACTTTGAAAGAAATGTTAAATGTAAAACATGGAAGAGGGGAAGAGTTGTCATTTAAAAATTTCCTGGATATATTTGCACAAGTTTTAATAGCACTTGAAATTGGACAACATAAACATAAGTTTTGTCATTATGACTTGCATACAGACAACGTCATTGTCGTACCTAATAACGGCTCATACATTTGTCATACTTTCGTATATGACGTAGAAGTAAAAAGTAAATATATGCCCGTGTTGATAGATTACGGAATGTCATCGATATCTCCAGAGAAAGACATGTACATTGGTCAACACAAGATAGAAAAGAATGGTATATATCACTATTTATTTCCAGGTTACGATGCATATATTTTTTTGTTGTTTTGTAGGGACGTCGCTGGTCACCAAATCAAAGCAGGCATTGATCACTTATTTAAATTTTATGGAGACATTGATCACTACAATTACGTAACGACTTTAAAGAATAACACAGGCAGACAGACACCCCTCCTTTTCTTAGAATTCATAAGACACAATTATCCACAGCTGTCCCTTCATTTCTCAGAGAGGACAGCAATGAGCAAGTCTTTGTTGTTTAGGACTCCATCCATGATGATGGCAGAAATGTTTCTCAATGAAGATGAAAAGAAGACCATTTCGTCGTGTTTTAACAATGAATTAGACAAAGGGTTTATATATTATATGTTAGAATGTACGAGAAACCAGTTGTGGTTTGGACAAGACAAGAACATGTTAACTATGTCTGCTTACAAGAAAATGATACTCCAAGACATGTCACTGTTGGACAAGTTTTTAGGACTCGCCCCTCTCCTCTATCCGGGGGAACCCCGGTTCCCGCGCAAGCGCCGAAAGGCGCACCCCGAAACTTTGAATCCCCCTTCGGGAATATCATTTACAGAAACGTTTAATAAAATATTGCCAAGCGACTGCCAAAAAAATGATAAAAAATTTCTTCAATTAGATGCACATTGTGAAAGAATGGACAATTTACAATGTGCTGTTAACCTTCTCTTTCTGATCAAACAACTAAAATTATGTGACTACAAGCCATACAAAAATTGGGTGGATAAATTTGAAGGATCTCGATTGTTCCTCTTATATAAAGAAAAGAAACCTTACTTTGATCGTTGCCAAAGATTGAATTTATTGAATATTTAAAGACATAATAAAATATATAAACAAGACAATGGATAAAAAACCCACTGTTACAACCTTAAAAAATGAAATTGATAAACTGAAGTCGTCGTTTGAAAATGATAAGGAAGAGAAAGATACAAAAATTAACCAAATCTTGTATGTGGTTGATAATCTAGGTACGTCTACTGTGCAAGATAGTACCCATAAAAACCAAGAATATGCTGATAAAATTGGTAAAATTGAAAACGACCTTCAACAGGTAAAAGCGCGTTTTAAAAGCATTTTGGACGAAGAACTAAAAAAAAGAGATGCTGATTGGCAACAAAAATATGACTTAATGGTTCATGAAATGACTAAACGTATTGATGAGGTA